GCAAAAATAGAGAATAAAGAAAACAAAATTAAGACTGAATCCCAAGTAAAAGAACTTGATAGTTTTCTTACGTCTGTACAAGAAGTTGTAAAAGTCATTGACGAAACTCCTAAAAAAGAAATTACATTAGAAGAACCTAAAGCTATTCAAATTGCTGATATAGTTATTGAAGAACCTATACTAGAAACAAAATCACTATCGACAGAAGATGAAGATAAACTAGGTGCGTTTGCTGGTTTGATGTCTTCCTTCGGTGCTATCCTTGATGCACCACCAGAAGTTGAAGATACAGACACATTAAAATTACAAGTTGAAGATATCTATCCAAAAGTTGTTACTCAAGAGGAAGAAGATAATAAACTAGAAGCTCTTCAAAACTTATTCTCAAGTCTAGTAGAAGTACCAAGAATACCACGCAAGAAAGGTCAACCTGCTGGTTCAGATAGTCACTCTGATTTATATACAGACGAAAATCCAAAAGGAACAATACAAGGTCTAGGTTTCAAAGATGTTGAAACTGCAAGAGCAAGTGTTAGTAAGATAGAAGGTTCTGGTAAGAAACACGCACACAAGATACAAGCTGCAATCGCAATGGAACAACGTGCAAAAGAAATGGGTAAGACAGCAGAGGCTGCAATCTATCGTACATACATTGAGAAGATGAAGAAGAAAACGAAAGAGATGCAGAAGGAAGAAGTTGTAACACCTAACTTAGTTACAGCTGCTAAAAATACTCCATTAGATATAACTCAAGCATTAACAGAAGTTAAACAAAGAGCATTACCAACTAAAGAACAAACTGTAGAAGCAACACAAGAACTTATCACTAATGTTATTGCTAACTTAGATGATATGAAATCTAAGACAGAGGTTAAAGAACAGTTAAATGAGATTGGTACAATAAGACAAGAGTTTGATAACTTTAGGTCACTTGTTAGTCAACAAATTGCATCATCAAAAATGTCTGGTGCTGGTAGTGGTGAAGTAAGACTTGAGTTTCTAGATGATGTTGATAGAGATACAGCAAAAGTTAATAACAAATATTTAAAGTTTAATTCTACTACTGGAAAGTTTGTAGGTTCAGACCCTAATTTAGAATTAGATACAGCCCTTCCTTATAGTGCTAGTGTTCAAACACTTACAGTAACAGTTGGAACTAAAGATTCTTCACACCCTTATTTTGGTGCAGGCAGTTCAAACGGTTATAAAATTGGTGATGTGTTTGCTCCATATCTTCAAATGCTTCCAAAAAATACATACAGGTTTGACCAATCAGATTCAAGTAATAGTGGACACCCATTAAGATTTTACTTTGAAGCAGATAAGTCAACTGCATACACAACTGGTGTAACAACAAATGGAACTCCAGGCCAGTCTGGTGCATACACACAAATTATACCAACTGACACCACACCACCTGTTTTATTTTATCAATGTTCAGTTCATGCTTTTATGGGTTGGGGTATATTTTTAAATACTAGAAACTTCACAGGGTTTGATACTGACGATTTAACAGAAGGTTCAACAAACAAATATGCATCTGCTGAAACTGTACAAGATATTATTGGTGGAATGGTTACTAGTAATACTGAAACAGGTGTTTCTGTTACATATGATGATGCTGATGGAACAATAGATTTTGTTGTTGGAACTCTAAATCAAGATACAACTGGAAATGCAGCTACTGCTACTGCACTTGAAACTGCAAGAACAATTCACGGAGTTTCTTTTAACGGTACTGCGAACATAGATTTAACTGAGGTTATAGAAGATACAGTTGGTGCTATGGTGAGTGGTAATACTGAAACAGGTATTACAGTTACCTATCAAGATGGAGATGGTACTTATGATTTTGCACTAACAGCTGCACAAACCACTATCACGTCTTTACTTGCAACAGACATAAAGATTGGTGAAGATGACCAAACTAAGATTGATTTTGAAACTGCTGACGAAATACACTTCTATGCCGCAAACGCACATCAAGTAAAACTTATAGATGGTGCGATTATTCCTGTAACGGATAATGACATTGACTTGGGTACAAGTAGTCTTGAATTTAAAAATGCGTTCTTTGATGGTACAGTAACGAGTGATGCATTTGCAGGGCCCCTTACTGGTGATGTTACAGGTGATGTTACAGGAGATGTTACTGGTAATGCAGACACAGCAACAACACTTGCAAATTCAAGAACACTTGGTGGTGTTTCATTTGATGGTGGTGCAAATATTAATTTGCCTGGCGTAAATGCTGCTGGTAATCAAAATACAAGTGGTACAGCTGCATTAGCAACTGCGGCCAATACAATTAAAACAGTATCAGATGCTACAGATGATTCTTTCTTCTTAACATTTGTTGCAGATAACAACGGTAGTGCAACAGCAGAGGCACTTAAAACAGATGCTGGAATATCTTACAACCCTTCAACAGACACACTATCTGTTACAAATATTACTGCAACGATTGAGGGTACATCATCTTTAGTTAATGTTGCAGATGAATCTTCAGACACAACATGTTTCCCACTATTTGCTACTGCTGCAAGTGGTAATTTAGCTGCAAAAAGTGGAACTAATCTATCATTTAACTCATCATCTGGTGCGTTAACTGCTACATCATTTGTAGATGAAAACGGTGATGCAATGACAACTGCTGGTGCTGCATTAGATGATGCGACTGCAATAGGTATTGCACTAGGTTAAGTTGTTATAAATAGTATTAAAAAGGAAATAACATGGCGATTCCAAATTCAAAAGCAACATTAAAAAGTTACTGTCTAAGAGCATTAGGATTTGGTGTAATAGACATTAATGTATCAGATGACCAAGTAGATGATAGAATTGATGAAGCAGTACAATACTTCTCACATTATCACTATGATGGTGTAGAAAAAATGTATCTTAAACATGTATTAACACAAGCTGATATAGATAGAGCTCGGTCTAATGATACAACTACTGCAACAGATACATTAGATAGTTCTGTAAGTTCAAGTTTTGAAGAGGGTAAGAATTATATTCCTATGCCTTCCTCTGTAATATCCGTATTACAAATTTTTCCTTTAGATGATTCATCAACAAATAGTATGTTTGATATGCGATATCAATTACGACTAAATGACTTATATGATTTTAGTTCTACATCTATTCTACAATATGAAATGACTATGCAACAACTAGACCATCTATCTCATATATTGGTAGGTGAAGTTCCTATTCGTTTTAACGAACACCAAAATCGTTTATACTTAGATATGGATTGGGAAAGTGTAACTGTTGGCGAGTATCTTATTATAGAATGTTATAGAAAAGTAGATCCAGCTTCATACACAGATATGTTTGATGATATACATTTAAAAAGATACACAACAGCTCTTATCAAACAACAATGGGGTGCAAACCTTTCTAAGTTTGGTGGTGTTGCAATGTTAGGTGGTGTTACTATGAATGGTGAAACTATCTACACACAAGCTTTAGAAGAAATTCAAAAGTTAGAAGAAAAAATAGATTTAATGCAATACCCAGACTTAATGATAAAAGGATAACCAATGGCTGTTAATACTGCATTTCATACAAACAATTTATCTTCAATTGCATCTGAAAGAACTCTTTATCAGAACTTAATTAAAGAAGCAATTCAGATATACGGACATGATGTTTTTTATATGGACAGACAATCCGTAAACGAAGATACTTTATTTGGTGAAGATACTTTAAATCAATTCAACACACAACACCCAATTGAGATGTATGTTGAAGATGGTGAGGGTTATGCAGGCGACAAAGAAATAATGACTCAGTTCGGTTTAGAAAATCGTAATGAGATTACCTTTGTGGTTTCCAAAGAAAGATTTCAAGATTTAGATAGACAGGTTCAGATTGAATCTGGGACGGATACGACTGGTGGTAGTATTCTATTAGAAACTGCAACAATAGACCAAGTAGGAAATTCATCTAACTTGACAACTGTGAGTGGTGATGGTAGTTTTTATATCATACAAGATACTGCAGCTACAGATGCAGACAGACCACTAGAAGGTGATTTAGTTTTTCACCCAGTATTAACAAAAGTTTTTGAAGTAAGTTTTGTAGACCATGATGAACCATTCCATCAATTAGATAACAACCCAGTCTACAAATTAAGATGTAAACAGTATGAATATAGTCAAGAGATTCTTGATACTGGTATTGCTGAGATAGATGCGATAGAAGATAGTTTAAGTGTAAGTACTGCTGGACACCAATTTACACTAGAACAATCTACAACTCAGAATGAAGGAATTACAATTCAACATTCTGTTGGTAATTTTGGAGTATTACTAGAAGAAACAGATGGTGATAACATTACAGCTGAAGATGATGACAGTTCTGTAGGTACAAATATTCTTCTTGAAAATGCAGCTGATACTGGTAATGCAGAATACTTGATTCAGGAGGACTATATAGTAGGAGATATGAGTACAGATAAAACTGCTCAAAATGAATTATTTGATTCATTAGATGACGATATATTAGATTTTTCAGAAAACAATCCGTTTGGTGATGCTGGGAATTCAGGATAATAATATGATAAACAAATTTAGGAGAACATAATGGCATTGCAATCACTCGGAATAGGTAGTGCTAATGATGGTACTGGAGATAACCTAAGAGTAGCTGCTGATAAAGTCAACGATAACTTTTCAGAGATTTATACTTTAATTGGAGATGCATCTGCATTAAGTACTGGCATTAGTGCAACTGCTTCAGTAATAACTCTTACTACACCAACTATTGTTACACCAAATATAACTGGAACTGCTGTTATGGCAGATTTAGATATATCTGGTGATGTAGATATAGATGGAACATTAGAAGCTGATGCAATTACAATTGCTGGTGTAACACTTTCTGAAACAATTTCAGATACAGTTGGTGCAATGGTTGGAAGTAATACTGAAACTGGAATTACAGTAAGTTATGATGATGCTGACAATACTTTAGATTTTGTTGTTGGAACTCTAAATCAAGATACAACTGGAAATGCAGCTACTGCCACTATACTTGAAACTGCAAGAACAATAGGTGGAACATCATTTAATGGTTCTGCTAATATTGCAGTAGCACTTGCTGCAACTGCAACAACACTTGCAACAGCTAGAACTATTGGTGGTACATCATTTGATGGTTCAGCAAATATTGCAGTTGCTTTAGCATCTGTTGGTACTGCTGTTACGGTAGCAGATGAGTCAACAGATACAACTTGTTTTCCATTATTTGCAACAGCAGCAACTGGAGATTTACCACCAAAGAGTGGTTCTAATTTAACATTTAATAGTAATACTGGTTTATTAACTTCAACACTATTAGCTGGTGCATTAACTGGTGATGTTACAGGTAATGCAGATACAGCAACAACACTTGCGACTGCTAGAACTATAGGTGGAACATCATTTAACGGTAGTGCTAACATTGCTGTAGGACTCGCTGCAACATCAACTGCATTAGCAACTGCTAGAACAATTGGTGGAACATCATTTGATGGTACAGCAAATATTGCTGTAGGTCTTGCTGCAACTGCAACAACACTCGCAACTGCTAGAACAATCGGTGGTGTATCATTCAATGGTTCAGCAAATATTAACTTGCCTGGCGTAAATGCTGGTGGTAATCAAAATACTTCTGGACTTGCTGGAACAGCTACTGCTCTTGCCACAGCAAGAACTATAGGTGGAACATCATTTGATGGTACAGCAAATATTGCTGTAGGACTCGCTGCAACGTCAACTGCGTTAGCAACTGCAAGAACAATCGGTGGTACTTCATTTGATGGTACAGCAAATATCGCAGTAGCACTTGCTGCAACTGCCACGACATTAGCAACTGCAAGAACTATTGCTGGAGTAAGTTTTAATGGTAGTGCTAATATCACACTTGCTCCGACAGACCTAACAGACGTTACAGCAACTGCTGTTGAACTTAATATTTTAGATGCAAGTGCTGGTAATACTGCAGCTGCTTCTGATGTTGCGTCAAGTGCTGGTGCAGTTACATCAAACAATTTTAAAATTAGTCACACTCTTACTTTAGCTGCAACTTTAGCTGATAATGCAGAACACGCTGATGTTGTAATTACAAGTGATAAAGTATTAGCTACATCTTCTGTCCTCGCAAATGCAAGTATAGATGTTGATATAACCATTCATACAGTAGTGGCTGGGTCATTTAAAGTTCGTATCACTAATAAATCTGGTTCAACATTAGCAAATGATTCAACTATGGTTTTAAATTATAGAATAATATAGAATATATAATGAATAGGGAGAATATATAATGTTAGGAAATCAATTTTATCACGAAACTATGCGAAAAATAGTCGTTTCTTTTGGAACACTATTTAATAACATTCAGATAGTACGAAAGAATAGTTCTGGTGCTGTAGTACAATCTATGAAAGTACCACTTGCATATGGGCCACAACAGAAGTTCCTTGCAAGATTAAACTCTGACCCTGCTCTAGCATCTAAAGTTGCTGTTACATTACCACGACTTGGTTTTGAAATGAATGGAATTACTTATGACCCTTCAAGAAAATTAAATCGTGTTCAAAAATTTAGAAAAGTAAAGAAATCAGCTGATAATGCAGATAAACTAGATACACAATTTATGCCAGTACCATACAATATAGAGTTTACTTTATATGCAATGGCAAAGAACTCAGATGATGCACTACAGATTGTAGAACAAATACTTCCATACTTT